AAGTTAGGCAAGCGGTCAAGTAGCCCAGGGATAGCCTCTGCATCACTCAGAAGAGTAGAAGTATTTCGGCGCATCTTAAGGTTTGTCTGTGGATATGCTCCAGGCTTATTGGGCTTGGTGTACGTTAGGGTGATATCCGTACCCTCCTTCGAGTCCGTAATATCTCCGTATTCTGGATCGAGGATGTACCCAAGAAGTAGTTCATATGCCTGCTTGCCGTAGCCGTAGACCTTGATTCCTTCGTCTTCTCGACCTCGCACAACAACGGGAGAGAAGTAGCGAGTACGCACGAATAAGCTCTTCGCTAGCTTCTTGCTCTCCTCATCGTTGGCATCAACTCCCTCACGCCATAACTTGGTGGCGAAGTCGCAGACTGGGCACTCATCCCCAAAGTTACGCTTCGGACAAAGGACGCCACCCTTGTGATCTCCTACATTATAGTGGAAGAACATCTCCTTTAGCGGATCGCCATCGGCTGCTGGTACAATCCGAATATCGGTATCACCCTCCTCTGGCTTGAACCAGACCGAATTGTTGTCGCGACTCTTACCATCTCCTCGAAGAGAGGACAGCTTCCGCCGCATTAGTTCCATATCGATTCCCATGTTATCTCCTTCTATGGTTAATAAAGTATGCTATCCATTTCTTAGCATCTGTTATATATTATATCACTCTCAAACAAACAAGTCAAGAGTTCTTTTGCACTACGTTCGTATGGGCAACGCAGAACCCAAAATCATCATATGGCGTCTCATAAATCGCATAAGAAAGTTTACGATATGCGTTCCGTGGTTTAGACTTCAGCATCTCAACAATTCTCTTGTGCAAACCGCCCTCGGTTTCTAATCTCTTACTGTTTATAGCTAAATAATAGCACAACTCCCTCGGTGTGTCAAGATCAAAAAACCACTTTTCTTCAAGATTTTTCAAGTTTAGTCCGCTAATCGTCCTAATCCTATTGATTTCAGATGGTTCTGACACTTTGCCGATTTCAGCTTCCGCGTGGTTAAAATAGTTTATATGGTGAAACGCCGAAAAGATATACTGGTTTAAGGACTTATAGTAAGACTTGATTGGCAAATCTCCTAAGTGCTTTTCTAAGCTCAAATTAGAAACGATAGTCATAGACTTTAGCAGCCCAGATCTAGCATATTCTTGCAGTATGCCAAATACTGCCTTTTCTATAAGTGCCGGCATACCGGTTAGCATTTCGGTGTCTGGCTTAATGTAAATAACATCAATGTTCTTGTCTTTTATCTGCTCTAAGATTCCCAGTGAATAGTTTGAGCTATACGAAGAGCCCATAATGTAGAACTGTACGTTTTCATCCAAATTTGCAAAGAACTTGGATACATCGGGGATGCTTTTTTCGTACTTCTCCGGGTGATCGTGAGATTTGAGCTTAAATTTGTTTTTCGAGGTCCGGCTCACTTGATCATTCAGAGTATAAACGTTGTATGAAGGAACCTCTTTAAAATTCTCAGCAATCGCGGAAGCAGCGTTGCCCAGTCCAATAATTGAAATCATAGCTTCAAGTCGCTCAAATCGTAGTAGTTTTTCCCAACAGAAATATTAGTCAAATAAGAATCTTCAAACTCTTCTTTGAGTTTTGGGAGTAGGTCTTTCTCTTCTCTGCTATAATCAATCACAACCTCGTCATGTACTATATGCGAGATGTATGATTTCTTTCCTTCCAACATTTGATCCAAAAGAACTGCCTTTTGTAGAACTCGATCAGAGGTTGTGCTCTGAATCAAGTAGTTGAGTGCTCGCCGGCGATCCACTTTAATCTCTCTTCCATATGGAGTCTTAATATACCCGTTTTCGTAATACTTGTCAAGCACTTTCTCTCGATCGTAAAATTGAGTCTCAATATCGTTAGATTCCGGGTTATAAAGCCAAGCAAAAAAGCTCAACTTGGCTGCTGCTCTTGACATCTGCTCGTCTTTAAAAATATTAACGATGTTCCACTGGTGAATGTCTTCTTTCGGCTGTGAGTGCCCACACAACTCAAGCAGGGTCCGTACTTCGGCTCCATTGTAGTCAAAGCTGATAAACAAATCGTTATTTGGCTTTAAGAGCTTACGATGTTCCTTTTTAGCCGTCAAAATAGGGAAAGAGCCCTTTGTAGTAGTGAGGCGACCGGTAACCGTGCCAAACAAGTTATAATCGATAGAACGATAGTTGTTCAAAAGAGCCTTAAGTTTCGTCCGATTAGAGGTTGATGTAAACATACTGCGGCAGCCTTCGCTATTAAGGTTCAGATCTTGATATTTGATCTTATGCAGCAGTTTTTGCACTGCACTTAAGTGATCATAGTGTTTGGGTCGCGCACAAGACTCGAAAATGTGTTCAGTTAACTTATTCTTAACTTCACAGAACTCAAGAATAAAGTCATGAGGTATCAAATCAAAGACACAGTGGTCTGTCAGGTCGACCTTGGCGATCTTAAAAGACTTATAAAATGCGCTCATTTTATTTTGGACTCTTTGTAGCTCCTGTTTCAGTTCTTCTGGGCAATCTTCCTCGATCGGTCGACCAAGAGAATATAGCCAAGCATACTCTACGTTCGGATCTTTAATCGAGCCACTATATTTCCAAGTCTTCGTTAAGTTTGCCGGAAAGTCCTCAAAATGCAGTTTTCCGTTAGCGTAGACACCTATGCACTCGCTCTTGTCATCGATCGCTTGAAAAATCATCGTTATATTCCGTGATAGTTATGTTAGCTATCTCGCCCTGATCAAAACTTCTTTTGGACTGAGCGTTATTAGAATATATATTATAGCTCAATGAGCCGCGTTTGTCAAATGTCTTATTGATATTGCTTTCAAAGTTTTCGTGGAGTCTCGTCATTGATCCATCAAGCTTCATAAGCGCAATTTGCTGTTTTATTGCGGATTCCTTGTCTGCTTCCGACATATCTGGCATTTCTTCCTGCAATCTCATTTTCACGTATAATTTCAAAAATACTTCCTCGGGGTATCTGTCGATGAACTGTTGATATGTCAAATCTTCCGTTTTTACTATTCTCTTTGCTGTGCCACCATCAGGACAATCAACGAACTCAGAATACCGCTTTGGGCGTATAAGGTTATAGAGATCGAACAAATCTTTCTTAAAGGTTTTATAGCTGCGAGGGGATACCTTCGTGCAGGTTGTAAGCAAAATGCCGCTAACATTAAAAGAGTGCCTTGAGTACCTTTGTGCCGCCGCAATCATCTCGTCTGTGCCTATATCCGCTATTATTCTCCAGGGTACATTTGAATCTATCATAAACCCATACGAATTGCAAGTGTTAACAAAGAATTTCCAGTTTGGGTTCTCTACAAACTGTTGGATCTTTCCGTCGTCGCTGATATAATCTGCGTCTGCGATTTCAATCGCGAAACCAGAATTCATAACCGAGCAGTCCTTACTCTTTAGGAAACCTGTGTAAGTAATCGGCTGCTCCGTCAAAGAAACTTCAAGAATCGGCATCAGTAACTCGACAAACTCATCAAAGTTCTTGAACCTTGAGCGAGTACCGCTTATCCTTGCCTTAAGATTACGAAAATATATATTTTTATATAGATTGTACTCTTTCACTGGATCTTGATAACCCTTGTAGACCTTCAAGTTTGACAAAAAGTCTTGATTACTGCTTATCTTTCCCTGGGCTGCGCGTTTCTTAAACTGTAAGACCATTTGCTGGAACATATCAGCTACAAAATCTGCCACCTGTTGTGGTCTGTTGGGGTCTGCTGAATTAGATAACTTTTTTAACCTTCCTGTGCGGGGCATTATTACGTTAAACTGCCTATCCAGTCTTCCATAGTAAATCTTCTCTGCAAAGTTAATGGGCACAACGTTATTGCTGCCGGCTTGCGCTATGGTACCAGAATAAATTGTTTTCTTCAGAAACAATGAGCGGGTCGATTCGCCGTTTTTCTCTACAAAATACTTAGACATCTTCTTACTTTTCTTCCCCTAGGGCTTCCAGTCTATCATTTGCTGATTTGCATGTACCGGGGCTTGAGCTTCTATTTTTTACCTGCCCACTACTCTCTACGGGGTAGTTCGTTTCGAGTTGTGCAACCCACTTAGCGTAGATCGTTGATTCTGCCATGGCAGGTCCAAATTTGTGTGTCGATTTAATGATCATATAATAGCCGCCGATGCCGTATTTCGTAAGATCCTCAGACACTGCTGATGGATCGAACCCTCTTGGGGGCAAGTATATGTAGGTGCCAGGGAAGGTATTGACGTTAGCATGACAGGTTATATCTGCGTCATATACCACTCTCAGTTGCTCTAGTCCCTCATATCCCTCCTGCTCAAATCTAACCTCCTGCAAGCCTGGGGTCTCTGTTTTCTTTAAGGAAATATTCTTGACCAAGCCCTTATCTCTACCCAGTAGATAATGATAGATGCCGTTCTTGCTGTCCTCTGCTTTATTGCCATTCATTTTTTCAACCGGCTGTACTCTACCAGCGAAAAACACAAAATAGTTGGTCTCCTTCGACAGCGGGGCATAGTTGCTTTCTTTCTTCCCTGAGATATTTAAGATCGGAAGCTTCAAAGTATTAATGTTCGTTAATCGCGCAGGGTAACCTGAAACGTTTTTTCTTTCTAACTCTTCTGCCTGTTCTATGATCTTGTGTGTTATTTCATCTTTACTATCATCGTGTAGATTGTAACTCGTTAGGACGCTTTGGTTAACTCTAACTTTCTGCTTTGTGCTGAAGGCAAAGCATTTCCCGTTATTTAAGAATTTAGTAATCAGGTTGTTGAACAGA